TTGGAAACACTTTGATGGATAGGTGACATATTTGTCTGGGCCTATGCCTTTGTTAAGTCCTCCATGCCCAGCATCCACGCATACTACAAAATCATTTGCTTTCATATTTTTATATTTTAAAGGGAGATGTAAATCAATACACCTCCCCTTGGCACTAAGGTAGCGATTCTTCTGCGCCTATAATTTAAACCCGATGAGCGAAAAGGCTGCACTAATCAAACCTAACTTTGCAGGTAATTTTACTTCAATTTCCTTCCCAGCACATTCGCGGCTTGTCTCCTTGATTTTATCCCAAATGATTTGAGCAAGTTGGATATATTCGCGCCATGTAAATTTTACTTTGTTTCCCTCAAGATGAACATTGATTTCACTTGCAAGTTCCGCAAAGTTCATTGAGTAACAAGCCACGTCACCCATTGGTGATTTTATTCCGTCTGCATTTTTTAATGCTTCTTTTAAATTAGTCTGCATATTATGTTTTTTTAAAGTTTCTAAAATCATTGAATGAGTAATAATTTTTTCCATTGGCTTAACGATTAAAAAAACGTGTTATTAAAACGCCAAGATTTACACCTGTTATGCGTTTTATGTTTTCAGAAATAGAATAAAGCTCTACCGTTGCAATTAAAAACGCTGCCATGTATGTAATGTTGAAAGGAAGGCTAAAAGTATTTCTTGCACCTTCAAAAATAAGGATAGCACAATAATAAACTACTATTTTTTCTATTGTCCGATAAAGCCCACGGCTATTTATCTTTTGCCCTTCCTTCTTTGCCGCGAGGATTCCCGTTGCCATGTCAGCAAAAACAACGAAAACCGTAAATATCAAAAATCCCTTAATAGGAATAAAGAAGGAAAATATCCAACCACAACAAATGGCATACGTTATTTTTTCCCATCCAAGATGCAAAAGGTTGATTAAGGTTGCTTTCATTATTCAAGTTTTATTAACCTTACATCACCATCCACCGTTGCAAATTTGCCATCAGCATATTTATACAAGTCATATTTAATACCGTTAAAGGCAAAGGAAACTTGATTGGTAAATGTAGATAAAAGTAAGTTGGTTGAAATCGTGTAAACTTTGCCGTTATCAGGATTAAAAATTAAACGCTTGTTTACATTTAACTCAATAACACCATCAATAATTTCACCCTTAAAGTTTAATTTCCAGTCACCGAGAAACTTTGCAGTGTCTCTTTGTGCCGTTGTAAAATAAACAGGCTTACCACTAATTTGAACGTGTAAATCATTGTAATAATTAATCCTTTGCACCGCTTTGCCCTTAGTAATAATAGGCTTTGCATGAATGGCTAACGTATTACTTTGCCTTTCCGCATCGGTAACAAGGCTTTGAATAGCAGTTGCAGAATCGCCCAATATTTGCTTTGAGCCTGTCACGGTTGAATCCGACAAAGTAGTTTGCTGAATGATGTAATAAATGTTTCCTTGCTTTTGGATGTACACCGTGTCTTTTACGACGTCTTGGGCAAAAGAAAACAAGGGAAGGAATAAAAATAGGTATCTCATTTTATTTATTTTCAAGGTTAATAATTCTTTGTTCAAGGGCTTTGATGAGGGCTTGTTGCTCCTGGATGGCTTTGGTGAGAGTTGCTATTATAGCTGTATATTCTATCTGCATATTACCATCACCGCTAACAGTTGCAGCATTCGGAATAATATCTATTAAATCTTGGGCTATAAATCCTATTGTTTTATAACCACTATAATTATATTTTTCTTTATTCCAATAAAATTCAACTGGTTTAATTTTTAAAACCTCATTTAAACCATAAGTTATTGGTTCTATGTTATTTTTTAAATTTACATCTGATGCACCATTATACAAATCTCCATCGGCATCTGTTCTTAAATCAGTTACATTTGTAAGATTAGTTAATCTTAGGTCAGTTGCCGTTACACTACTACTAAAAGTAGCTGCGCCTGTGGATTGAGCAATAGATAAAGCATTTTTAGTACTACCATTTCCGTAAACATCTAAGTTAAAATTGCCACTTGTCGCAGTTCTAATTCCCCAATATGATTGAGAACCTAATAAATTAAATCCATTAGTTATATTAGTCGCATCGGTTGTGGTTATTACCGTGTTATTTAATGGAGCATTTCCAAAAATAGTAGAACTAAACGTAGCGCTTGTACCTGTTAATGCAGAAGTCAATGTCTTTGCCCCAGCCACCGTTTGCGTATTTGTCAAATCCACAAAGTTTTGCGTTGCGCTTCCCGTTCCCCCATTTGCCACCGCTAAAGTGCCGCCCAATGTCACCGCGCCACTTGTTGCCGTGCTTGGTGTTAAGCCAGTGGTTCCCGCGCTAAAGGTTGTAACCGCAGTACCACCTCCAGCCTGTGACCATCCATTGCTACCTATTTTATAATGCCATAAAAGATTAGTAACTGTGTCAAGTAAAATAAAAGCACTTGTATCTTCTTTGTTTGCCCTTGTTATTTTGCTTGTTGCCGTAACTGTGTCAATGGATGCCACGCCCCGAAAAATAAGCCCATCGGCAGTCGTCTGTTCTCCTAATGTTATCTTTTGATTGCCATTGCTCGGATACTGTGCCCATGCAAGGCAAGGCAAAAGGCAGAGGAAGAGGGAAAGGAGTTGTTTCATGTTTATGTTTTTTTTAGTTTGTTTTTATAAATTTAAAACAAATACTGTAAATTGACCAGAAGCAGGATTTATAGAACCACTACTATAATTATTAAATCTTATTTTAACTGTATTAGCACTTGAAACCCATGCAGTATAATTAGTATTTGCAGGCGCTGAACCATCTGGAATAGCTAACATTACTGGATGAGAAACAGCCGCTCCTGTATATGCAACTGTTATATCGCTTGAGCTTTGAGCGCTTGTATTTGGAAAATCTAATGTAGCTAACACAAAACCTCCTAAATTTAATGTTCCGCTTGATAAATTTAAACCACTACCTAAAGCTATTTCACCTATCGCATTACTACTATTTACACCAATTATATGAGTTAAGGATGAAGTTGTTGTCATTGTACCTATACTTGCACCGCCTGTCAATGTACTAAATCCTGTAATATTTAAAGCTGAACTACCATTAATATCTCCTGCAAATGTTTTAGCACCTCCAAATGTTTGAGTAGATGCAGTTACTACACCTGTTGTAGATACTCCAGCGTTAGCTATTGTGATATTAGGAGTAGTACCTCCGCTTGATGAAATAGGTAATGAGCCTGTAACGCTTGTTACCGTTCCATTTCCATTACCTGTGCCTGCTCCAATAGCCGTTCTAAAATCCGCTGCACTTAAAGCAGTTACTGTGTTGTCTACGTTAAATCTTGGAAATGTTATAGCAGATGGATTAGTTAAAGTAAACATTGATTGTCCAATAGTTGTACCTCCCAAATCACTACGCATTCCATCGGCTGCCCTTTGGCTAACTGTGTTATCTGCATTATATCGTAAAAAGGATATAGCCCCTAAATCAGCTAATAAAAATGTATTAGCACCTCTTACGGTTGCGCCAAGAGCAGTTCTGGTATCAGCTGCAGTTAAAAGTGTTATTGTTTTATTTGCATTAACTTTTATAAATTTATCACTAACACTATTATCAGCTACTAACAATGCCTTACCAACTGTTGTAACTCCTAAATTAGTCAATGCAGCATCGGCAGTCGTTGCACCTGTACCACCATTTAATAAAGGTAAAGCAGTACCGCTATATGTAAGAGCTAAAGTGCCAGAAGTTGTAACAGGTGAGCCGCCTACGTTAAATATCGAAGGTGCAGTTAAAGCCACACTTGTAACAGTGCCAGAGCCTCCACCGCCTCCGCTATATTGTGGAATGTTTAAGGTATTACCTATAAAAGTAGCAGCTCCACTTGTGCCCGTTGTGGTAAGTGATATAGTATTTTGTTTACCGTTAAAGGTGTTCCAATCTGTTGATGTCAAAATACCACTTACACTTGCACTTGCATTAGATAAAGCATTTTGTTTATTATTGAAAGTAGTCCAATCCGCAGATAACAAATAACCTGGCACACTTGCCGATGCAGCATTTATTGTAAGTTCTGGAGTTGTTGTATTATTATTTATGCTTATAGGAGTGCCTGCGGCTGCCGTAACAGTTGTTACAGTTCCTGCGCCAATGGCAGTACGAAAATTAGCAGCAGATAATGCCGTAACAGAGTTATCAGCATTAAACCTTGGAAAAGTAATAGCAGAAGGATTTGTTAAGGTAAACATTGATTGCCCTACCGTTGTGCCTCCTAAACTTGTTCGTCCTGTCGCTGCTACTAAACCTGTGCTTCCACCATCCCATTTTAATCTATCTGTAAATGCAGTATTCCAATTACTTGAATTATTTGTAATTGATGTTGTCCATGTTGTGCCTGTGGAAAGTGCAATGCCTGCCTCTGGATAGATTGGATTACCTTGTCCGGAGGAAACAGAGCCGATGCCGCTAACTGTAACTAAGGTATAATTTTCACCAAGTTTAAAAGATGTGGCTGCTACCTTAACCTTATTTGTGTCAATAACGGAAAACTGGTCATTAAGTAATAACTGCCCATTGCGGAAAAGTAAAATAAACTGCCTTAACTGAATAGGAAATTTAGGGAGTATAGTAAATACTAAAGTGTCACTTGTAACATTTTCGTATTCCTGTTTAATTATTTTTATTGTATCTCCTCCTATTTCAACTGCTACAATGCTATCTCTTACAAAGTCGTAAACTGTGGATGTGTCAACGCGTAGTGTGCCGGTTGTTGTTATCGGCCCACCAAGTAATCCGTAACCACTGCCAACACTGGTAACTGTGCCACTGCCTCCAGTGTACTGTGGAATGTTTAAAGTATCACCACTTAATGTAGAAGCTCCACTGCTTCCTGTAGTAGTTAAAGTAATATTGTTTTGTTTAGTCGCAAACCTTGTAGTAAGATTTAATAAAGTTGTATCTGTTAACTCCATTAATACAGAGAGGTCTGCGGAGACTGTGCCAGTGGTTGTAATAGGATTTGGTGATACTGTAATGCCAGTGCCTCCAGATATTGAGGTAAGTGATCCGCTGCCACTTCCACCTCCACCACCGCCACGAGGTAAAATGACTGTATAATTTTCACCTATTTTATAAGCAGTCGAACCGATAACAACAGAGGCATTAGTAG